AATGAATTCATTCTACCCATCAAGACAGAATTTGGCCTTGTAGATCACACATGCCGATTTTTATCTACTGGCTTCTTGGATGCAAAGCAAGATAGCCAAACATCATTCACATATAACGCCACTATCATGGCGCGTAAATTGGTCGTTCCTAAAGAATATCTCGATAATGGTGATTTTATTGTTACGCTGCCAGATTGGAAGAACTACGCCAGTCTGCTGGATATTGCTATCAATCAAGAATGGCCGACTGTTGAATATGTGGATATTGTTAAAGATGGTGTGCTGCATGAAAAAGCCGTCTTTACTCGTGCAAGCGGTGGTACTACTGAAATTACACAAGGGGTATTTACACAAGCCGGTGTTAATGAGCCGCGCTATAGATGGTCGTATGGATATAAAGAGCTACTGATTGAAGAGGCCAGAACCAACCTTGTATTCCCTTCTGCTGTTGGTGTTACGCAGACTAGGACGGTAACAGCTACCGCGCATACATTGTCATTCTATGGTACAGGTACAATCTCATTGTCTGGATCAAGTGTAGGATCTTTAGTTGGCACTGGCGCAAATAACCTTGTGTCGCTAACATTCACGCCTAGCGCTGGCAGTTTGACATTAACAGTCACAGGTTCGGTTACTGAATGGAATCTAGAAGCTGGGGCGTTTTATACGTCTAGGATTGTTACTACATCGGCGGCGGTTACTCGGGCAAAGGATGTTGCGAAAATAAAAAATTCAGATTTCTTATTAAACGTAAACAATGGATCATTTTATTGTGTTTTTTCTGTAGTAGATACTCCTAGTCTAAAGACTATTTTAGGAGCTGGAGGATCACTAAGCTTTTGGTATTTATTTGGAAATGAACGAGCAAGATACACGGATGATTTGGGAGCTACCTCAACAATAGAGACATCAAACAGCGCATTTTTAGACAAAAAAAATAGTTCATGCATATCATATGATCAAAATGGTATTTTGATGGTTCTAAATGGTGGATCAGTAGTACAAGGAAGTAAGTTATTTCTATTCTCTGATGATTTTATTTCAATAGGTTCGATGAATTCTGGACAATCAGCACTAAATAACGGCATATCAACCCTACGTTACTACACAAGAAAACTATCTGCTTCTGAAATTCAGGCGCTTACATCATGAACAAGAAAGAGTTCTGGACAACAAAGATAAATAGACCTGAATATTTCACGGTGGCTTTCTATCACCCTGATTTTGGATATTACCGCTTAGTAGACCATCAATTTAACACGGTAAATTTGGGTGGTAACGATTACACCCCTTGCAGCATGAAAATTAACCCGCCGGATATAAGCAAAGATCCGGTTAGCTCGTTCTCTGTGTCATTCTCGCGTTACGTAGTAGGGAGGGAGTTAAAACAGGCATTAAATAAGGTTTCTACTGCGGGTAAATTCATTCCCATCAAGGCCACATATACCCATTGGATAGGATCATCTATTGATGATATTGCTTTCAGTATTGATCTTTGGGTTTCTGATAAAGGCGGAATTGTGTTCAGCAAAGAGTCGGTAACCATTAAGGCATCAGACGACAATCCTATGCGGCTTGATATCTCCTCTATTTTCACAATCGAGGACTTTACAGGTCTTGAATTGACATGACGCAAGAAGAATTTATTCAAAAATCGATTGGTATTCCTTGGGTTAAACACGCACATTCATTCGAGTCAATGGATTGTTACGGCCTTGTCATGCTGTATTACAAGCACGTCATGGGTATTGATCTAGGAGTGATGCCTATTCGTGACATAAGCGAAGGTGGATTTGAGGAAGAATCATCAAATTGGCATGAGTCTCTACCCGCTCAGGCGGGCCTTGCATTCATGAGCTTTAAAGGTGGAATACCGAGTCACTGCGGGATTGTGATTGATGAATGGCATGTAATCCACTCAGGCGGTAACGATAAAGGCTATGGATCTGTTAAAATAGATAAAATTGCGTCATTAGAAAGATTATTCGGGAAAATGAAATTCTATGCTTACAGTCTATAAAGATCCTCAAGCCGCGATGATTGGCGATATTTATGCGCTTGATCATTCGCTGACTATTCAAGAAAATATTGCTCTGCACGTTGATAGTGGCGCGGATTATACGCTATGGTTGAACGGCAGGATTATTGATAATCCTGCTGAGTGCGAAGAGATGGATAGATTGGCCTCTGTCTTTGATGTGGTTAGATTAGCCCGTCGCCAAGAAGGTATTGTTGAGGTGTTAGTTTATGCTGCAATCGCTGTTGTTGCTGCCATTGTTGTTGTTGCACTAAACCCAAAGCCTGACATTCCAAATAATGTTGGTCAAGGAAAAGATTCTCCTAATAATAAATTTACCGGCGCTACAAACCAGTATCGTCTTTATCAGGCTATGCCAGACATTTACGGACGTGTTGTTAGCTATCCAGACTTGATTCAACAGTCATTTTATGAATACATCAACAATGTAAAGTTTATTACCGAATGGATGTTTGTCAGTCGTGGTACTGGTGATGTTGCAGTTGTTCGATCTGCGTCTACGCCATTTACTGATATTACTAATGCGACGTACTCTATTTTTAAGCCAACGTGGAGCGCAGGACAGTATCCAGAAGACGGAACAACCACGGTTACAAATATTCGTGAATCATTTTCTACGCCTGATGTAAATGGGCAGAAGTTACCGCCATTATCTACTGCTGAGGCACTGACTGGTATCGGTAGCTGCACATTTTCTGTCAATAATTTAACAATGGTATTTTCTAGTGGAGACTATACGAGTTTAGATCAAGTATTAGGCGTTACTGGAGGAGTGCGTCTAGTATTTACTTACAATTACACCTCAGGCAGTTCGACATTATCAGATGCATTTAATGCTAATTGCAATTTATCATCAAACACAGTATCTGGCGGGATAACAACAGTTGTTTTTAGCGGAGTTATTCCATCACATACACCAATTGACACTACGCTATCTATTTCTATGCGTAGAAATAATGGAAATAAAGTGCCAACTACCACCTTTACCTTGCCTATCTCTGTGTCGGTGCTGCAATACAATTTTGCAATGCTTAGGGGGTTAAAGTGGAATAACGATGCTGCTGCTACGGTTACATTCAATATTGACTATTGGGCTGTCGATACAAACAATGCAGAGATAGCCGGTAGTCGAGGGCAGTATCAAGGCGCTTTTTCTGGTAATACACTGGATCAGCAATTTAAAACTATTTATGTTTCGCCCGCCTTTGGTCTTGCTCGTTATAAAACAAACATGACTCGCACTAACTTCTCAGGATCATCAAACGATTATGATAAGTTACAAATTGAATCTATTAATGGCGTGCGTGATTACGCAAGTAAAGTTTTCCCATCATCTACCATTATTCGCGTAACTACACAGGCCACTGAATCGGCTACTAGCGGTACAGAGCGTAAATTTAATTGCGAGTTTACGCGCTGGGTTCGTGATTTTAATACGATTGAATGCAGCGCAAGCCGTAACCTATTCAGATCAATACTGCATCAGCATACTGCTGTTGCTAGGCGTGACATTGCACAACTAGACACGGCCACAATGCAGCGCATTAACAATTCATTGCCAAGCAACACCACGCTATTAAACTTTGATTTTACGTTTGATGATAAAGACGTATCTTACGGCGAACGCATCGCTACAATGGCAAATGCTGGCCGGTGCTCTGTGTTTCGTGATGGCTATAAATGGTCTTTTGTACGTGATGAATTGCGCGGTAATTATCCGGTGATGCAGCTCGACTACCGCAACCTATCTGCTAGTGGGGAGTCAAATATCACTATGGATAGGGTAATGCCAAATTCATTTGATGGTATTGAACTTGAATATGTTGATGTTGCTTTAAACAAAAAAGCATTAATTAAACTACACATCAATAGTGATGGATCAATTGTTGAAGGAGTAGCTGGCAATCCATCAAAGATTAAGCTAGCAGGGTGTAGGGATAAAGTACAGGCCATGAATCGAGCTTATTTAGAGGCTGGGCATTTAATCTATTCTCGCGATGGTGTAACTGATGAAGCGTTATCTGATGCAAATATGCTAGGACGTGGCGACCTTGTTCGCTGGATTGATCCTAGTGACTTTTATGGCGATGATGGATTGCAAGCAGGTGAGATTATTTCCATTATTGGTAACTTAGTAGAGACAAGCGAAGAATGCCTATTCAAAGGACAACAAGCAGGGCGCACGGCTTTTACTGGCGTAGATGGTAGTAGCTCTGCATTTGTTAGGTGCGTGCCTCGTACAGATGGTGTAAGTGGTTTTATTGTAGATTCCGTTCCTAGCGCTGTATACTTAAAGTCAGGCGACCAAGGATTAAGTAGCCGCTATGTATTTGGTGTCGGACTAACAGATCAAGAAATAGTAGAGGCGGGACTTTATACAGTAATTAATAAAACACCTAAGCAAGATGGTACAATTGGCCTACAGCTTAGAAAATATGATAAACGCGCATACGCGCACGATTAAGGAAAGACAATGCCTTTGAATGATCCTATTGGCTCAAGCGCCGCTGACGTTTTAGTGCGTAATACCAGCGACTTAGACACTATAATCAATTCTGATTATTCTTCAATAATTAACAGAGTTGGAAGCAATGTAATTACAGAAAAAGGCCGTCAAGATATTTTCCAGGCACACTTAGCAGCCAGTAATTTCGAAGTACCCGTGCAGTTTGCTGCTGGGCTTACTATGCTTCGGCTATCACAGACAGTCCTATATCTTGGGAAATATTACTCCGCTGCGCGGGTTAATTTTACGACTACATCGACATTTGTTCCTTCTGATTGGGTATTCCATAGTGGCGCCGATGAGTCATATGTAAAAGGTTTGTTTTATGTTGCTAATGTGCCTGCTTTACGTGCTTTAGTGCCGTTGTTTAATGGGCAATTAGTTCAAGTATCTAGCTATACAACAGCAGGCGACGGAGGAATTTTTACTGCTAGATGGAATTCTTCAGGAGTTACCTCTGACAATGGAATAACTACATTTAAAGCAGCTTCTTTGTCTGTAGGACTATGGGAGTCCGAAGTAATTACTGAAACAGTGAACGCAGAGAGATTGGGAATTTCACCAACAAACACAGCAGCCGCTAATTCTTCAAGGCTTGATATTGCAATCCCAGTTTGCTTAGCGAACGACGTAAGAACAATTCATTTTTCTAAGCTATGTAATTTTGATTCTTCTGTTGAATCAAGACAAAGATCAGAGATTACATTCTCAGGAGTTCAACCAGTTGGTTTATATAGGAAATTGGTTCAAAACGATGGATTGCCCCCATTTATTCCGCAAAATGATATTTTCCCTCAGGATCATTTATGGAAAGCGCGCAATATTCAAAACCCTACCGTAGTTTTAATGGGTGATTCGATCAGTATAAGCGGACCAGATGGATTTACGACAAATTCGGACATGTGGTCGGTGCTATGCTCTGAAATGCTTAGAAAGAATCCAAGCAAAACATTCAAATTTTTGAACAGAGCAATTGGCGGTCAGACTTGGATGCAGGCTAACACTAAACCAACTGCCTTTCCCTATGCTTGGTATTACAATACGGCACTAGATTGGCTTGATATAGTAAAAAATGATGCACCTGATATTATTTTCTTAGCTTTTGGTATGAATGATGCTAACGGATTTAATGCTGGTGCAGTAAATGCAGTTGTAAATAAGATTACTAGCTGGCCTAAAGTTCCAAATATTATTTTTATTACTAATCCAGTACCTGCGCTATCAACATCGTATCTCGACGGCTTTGGATATGTTGCTCCAGTATTTCAAGAGGGGCGCGATCAAGCAGCTGGATATGTCCGTGGGTACGCTAAAATGCACGGATATGGCTTGATTGACATTAATCGCGCTCATGTTGCTATGCGTGATGGGTATGACAATACAAAAAGCCCTTTGTATGCAGGAAATCTAATTACTGCTAGCAAGTTTGCAGGTATAAATCCAGTTATAGATTGGGGCATTCTGGCAACAATAAATCGCATAAATTGGCCCGTTGGAAAAGTACTATCATGCAAAACAGGGGTTGACGCTGAGGACAATGTGTTTGTTGTCAACGAGGCAGGCTACTTCAAGATACTAGGATTCAGCGACGATGGGGCAACTGTAACCATTACAACGACAGTCGCCGTGCCTAATGGTAACTTTGAGTTTGGGTTAGGTGTTGTTGATAATACTGTACTACTTGTAGTTGATAGGATGACAGTTGCAGTACTTAGAATTGTTAGACAAGGTGGCAGTTATTTGCCTATCTTGGGCTGGCAAACCGATTTGTCGAATGGCCCTTTTACATCTTTTTACTTCTCTGAGGGTTACCCTGCAGAGGGAAGATATAAAAAATCACTAACCGACGAAAATGTGTTTGGTAAGCCGGATAACACCGCGGCGCGGCGTGGTCCTTATGGTGGGAATGGTATAAATCATTATTCCTCAATGGGTGTAGAGCTATTGGTAAGACCTTCGTTCGAGGTTGCAGATTTAACTATTGAGACAAAATCAAAACTAGTTTTGACTCCAATCTCAATTACAGCGCCAGTAACTACTTCTACGCTTGTGGGCGCTAGAACGGACGGGAATATTGTTTATTTAGCTGGTCTGGTTCAGCCCACTGCCAATGCTCAAACTATTTGCACACTACCAGTTGAATTGCGACCTTCTATCGATCAGCGGAAAGTTTGCGTGTCACTAGTCGCACCTTATTCGGTATTGGTAAAGATATTTACAACAGGCGTTATTCAATTGGAGGCTGGGTGGACTTCTAATCAACTTGATTTAAGTTCTATTTCATATAACCTTTAAAAACAAAACCCCTCTTTACGAGGGGTTTTTTTATTCCATTCCTAGTTGATTATTCATCTCTTCTGCATGGTCTTCAATCTGCTTGATTAGTGCGTCTTGAAATTCTTTGCAGTCGATTAGGTGGGCGATGTCAGTTGTGCTGTCGTG